CATACGGCAAGTCTTTTTGCCTTTAATTCATTATTAGAACTTATCAGCGACATTCTTATCTAAACGTACCTCTTCAAAGATCGGAAGAAATAACGACTTTGTAGAACTTCTCTTGTCTTGAATAACCTCGTTATATTTAACGGTGATAATCTTTCCGACGATGTCTTCTGCAACCATTTTACGGTCTTCATCATTAAATCCAGAACCAACATTCACCTCTAGATTACCATTTAAATCAACACAAGTAACAGAACCCATTAGTCCTTTAATACGACCACTACCTTCATTCCAGTCAGTTACTAATAAGTCTGCTTCAAGTTCTGCTTTCATCTTCACTTGAAATTTAGAACGTTTTGATTCCCAAGGTGCATCACCGTTCTTGACGATAACACCCTCTTCACCTGACTCTAATGCAGCATTGAAAAGTGCCTGAGCACCCTCAAAATCTGTAACCGTTTGAGTTTCTTGAATTGCTATTAACTGAAGTTTAGAAAGATTAGACACATCATTCATACGTGTTTTTAATACTTCTAATCGTTTAAAATATGGGATTTCAGACTTACCTGCTTTGAAGTCAGCAAGAGGGATTAAGTCCCATGCAATGAGACGAACCCTGTTTGCTTCATCAGGAGTTATCTTTCCTTTTACTGCTTTGTTCAATATTCCATTACCAGTCTTACGGTCTAGAACTTCATTTAGTTGTTCATCAAGAACCACGAACTCACCATCAATGACTGCCTCTCTAAACTGGTCAACATCATCTGCTGTCGGTGAAGAGTAGAATATACCACGAACATACTCATCAAAATGCCCGAGTAATTCAATCTCCTTACCATTCCTAGATCGGATCTCAACATTGCCGTTTGCATTCATAATAATGTTCGCACGCATACCATCAGACTTCAATTGAACGATAGCAGGATATTTGATAGACTTGAAATTCTTCTCATTATATGAAGATGCAAGCATACAAGGATATACGTCAATAAACCCTTTACCAAATACCTTGTTAGCAGTAGAGGTGGATACTCCACACTTTAAATCCTTTGCTATAACTCGTTCTATAACTTCAGAGTCATCATCCGTCAAGTTTTTCAAGATGTCAACCAAGTGGTCACGAGCTGCATGCCCAGTGACTGCCCTTGTGGATAGTTTCTTGAGTTCTTCCAATCCCCAATCCAAGGTCATATGAAATTTGTCAACCATAGGATCTTTATCAAATTCAGGAATTTGCCTGATGTAATATTGAGTGTATGGGTCCAGTGCTGCATGAATGGTACTCTTCAGCAATTCGTTATCTGAATTGTCTTCCAATACCTTTATCTTAAATAGTCTGGAGTTATCACTTTCTAGTTCTGTTAATATGTCATAAATTTTCATCATAGTACCTATTATACCCTATTTTGACCCAAAAGTAAAGCGATATTTAAAAAATATGTTCTATTGATTCATATGCAAACCACATAGCAAAGGCAAGGTATGCCCAATATCCAAACTTAAAGATATATTCTTTAACTTTACTATCTCTAGCAAACTGATAAATCCCAATGGCTATCATTGCTGCAGTCCATGCCGATAACCAACTTGCGTTTGGATTTAAAAAGAGATTACTAAAAATCTCAAAACTTTCTCGACCATATATAAAGAATGCGGTTAAGAATAATACTGTTGAACTCGACCGACTAATATCATCAACGTGTTGCTGAATGTGTTTAAGAACTTCTTTATTCTTAACAAAAAGATAGAAGAATAATCCACTAAGAATAGCATACATCAACCATTCATAATTTTCTAAAATATCATGTAGATAGTAAGCAGATAATAATCCACCAAGCAAACCAAGACTTCCATATGTAATTATGGTCGGTCTATGTACCTTTGTTTGCGAAATTAACAATGTAATAAACGCAATTTCCAGACACTCAATGAGTGTTATAACAAAACTTGTAATCATTTAAAAATCTCCTATCACTTCCATTAAATTTTGTAATTTATTCATTACAAAATAGTTATATAACTTTTTGCGAGCACCCTTTGGTTCTCTCTTAAATTTATTCATAATATCGTTTATTAGCAATTCAGGAACTTCATCAAATTGAGTCAACTGTGAATTGCGTTTCCATCGTTCTGCCATCTCGGCATTAGTACAAATTTCTTCTGGACTTTGAGTCAACCAAACCTCTACTTTCTTTTTAGCAACAGGAGTTTGTCTAACTCCTTCTACAAGACAATCATCCGATGATAAAAAATTAGGAATACCATCACCATGGTCACCTCTAATAATATGTTCTTTGGCATAACCTATTGGGTCAGGATGACGCACCCATTTATGTTGCATAGGTGAATACTGCTTAACATTCTTATATTTATGTACTTGTATAAAGTCCTTATCACTGGACAGAATCAATATCTTCTCTTCCATGTGCTTATACTTGGTCAATACACCAATGACATCATCTGCTTCTGCACCCATAACATCCATTACTTTATATGGGAAGTTCTCTTCTAATTCGGATCTGATTTTATCAAACCATTTAAAGATTATTGGCCAATCAAATTTGGATTCTTCACGTGCTTTCTTACGACCATGTTTATAATTAGGGAATACGTCACGTCTCCAGTAATGCCTGGAATCAATACACAATACCAACTCACCATAAGTTTTATGATACTGTTTTCGGTACGACCTCAATGTATTTAACACCATGTGTCTTAATAAATCTTCACTTACATCATTTTGGGACTTGGCATGTGCCATTAAACCACCAACCATTAACTGACTAAAATCTACTAATATCATGAGTAATCTCCATTTAGGACTTCCTGTAAGAAGTTCCTAAACTCCTTCATATCTCTAACCTTCAAATCTTCAACAGTAAAATCAACATCACCCATTTGGAATGATATGTATCCAATTTCAAGAACTACTTTATCATCCCTCTGAGCGGTCTTCTTTGCGTTTCGTTTCCTTCCGTTAGAGTGTTTTTTATTTTTCTTTTCTTCTGCTGGTATCTCGTCTAAGAATTCCATTTTAAATTGCCTTTAGTTCCTCGATGAATTGTTCGTTAACATCAATCTTTTTCCACTCATCAATTTGAGCATAAACTTCTGCACCGTGACTTTTTAGTTTTGCCAGTTCATCTTTGCATAATGAATACATGGGCAGACGAATCAATACATCTATAATTTCAGGGTTAAATTTCTTAACAAGAGCATCCCTGATTTGCTGTTTGTTTTTGTTTTTAAAGTTTAAATCACCATTGAGCATCATTTCAATAAACTTGATTTTTGATAACAATATATCAAGTTCTTCACCTGCTTGTTTTAATAACCATGCATATCTTTCAGTGTATTTTGTTACCCTGTAATCAACGAAGTCTTTAATAATCTCTAATGGACTATCGTAAACTTTCAATTGGTGATTATGGTCAATAACAGTTAAGTTTTGATTTAACTTTTTCCTTAACTTGAATGTATAGATAATTTGAGCATCTGTTGGCATCTTGCCACGACGCTTAAGGGTTATATCAAAATTGAACCCTGAGGCATCACATCTATCAACATATGATACTATTGTGTTATCCATCTCAAGTTTATCAAGAAGCACCACATAAGACTCACGAGTGAATCCTACAGGCACTTCAGTAATTTGTAGTTTGGTTGTTCCTTTTAATTTAAAAACACCTGTACAATATATGTCACCGTTTATCTCTTCAATCTTACCACCAAACTCTGGATAAGAAGGAAGCAGTTTACGTTTACTGATGTCTTTACCACTCAAATGAGCAGTACATAATTTCGCCAAGACCTTTGGGTTATATGGTTGTATCTCGGTAGCAAATCCAACTGCTATGCCCTTAATACCATTAACTAATACCCAAGGGATTATTGGCAGGTAAAATGCAGGTTCTGGATCTTCTGGATCGGCAGACTGGTTTGCAACCATAGTATCTGCGAAATAATTCTCAAAGTTCTTATGAGTCCTCACATACGTGTAACGTGCTGCAGCAGCTTCAGGAACAAGACGACTACCAAATGAACCTTCACCAGCAAGTAGTGGAACGTTGTTAATAAATGGTTGAACCATTTTAGTAATTGCTTCGTTAAGACTGGCATCACCGTGATGATAATTTGCCTGACTGATAACATTACCACTCAACGATGCTGTTTTAATTCTAGAGTTCTTCGCCGTTTTAAGAGCAGTATATAAAATCTTACGTTGAGATGGTTTTAGTCCATCAATCATATGAGGAATCGCACGAGAATAAAGAACATATTTCGCATAGTCCTTATACTGTGTATCGATTAACTCTGTTACCATCATTTTCATTTATCCCAGACCTCATTTATTTTCTTAATCTTAGTGACCTTTTTAATCATACCCTTTGGGATCTGCTGTATCGTGCCGACAGTAGTATCAACCCTCACAGTATCAGTCAAATACATACACATTTCATCGTCTAGGAAGTGAATCCCATATGTCTCAAAATATTGATTTTCAATAGGTAAATCATCTAAATCGTGCCACCCTTCGGCATATGTTGCCGCATCTAACCACTCGACCTTGACAAGCCAGAGAGGAGGACGTGTTTGTTTTTTTGT